TCGCAGGGTTACATTGAAGTGGTCGCAGAAGGCTTTGACGCAGTCTTTGTATTCATCAAACCAAGGGAAATCCGAGTTTGATCTAAACCAGTCACGCGCCTTGTTTTTGGCTTGCTCGTCCAGCTCGTGAAACTGGAATATTTGTAGTTCAACGACTTCCATTTGTGATCTCCTTGAGGTTTGGGATAAGTTGTTCAAATTTCTCTAGCACTTGGGCGCGTGTCCCAGTCAGGTCGAATTCTTTTTTAATAATGGAGTAGCAGCTCCTGCCCGAATGACGCATACCCTTGATCTCAAGTTGCAGTCCTTTACGCAGTGTCAACATACGGGCGGTTTGAATTTGGTCGGGTGTATCTAAAATCATTTCATTCTTCGTTAATTGGTTCGTCAACATCTGACTGGGTGTAGTGACCGAGCACTAAGGGGTTGTATTTGGCTAAAACGGCATCTACGCACTTGTCGCAGACTCGGGCAAGGGGAATCCCCTGCCCATCGTATTCCCACCATGAATAGGCTTCGTGTTCGTGTTGCATTTGTAAGTTTCCCGTCAGTTTCACATTAACACCTGTTAATGTCAGCCGCCAAAGTTAGTGGGCATATGGTCGAAACCATTGCGTTCAAAGTACTGGTCAACCTTGTGGTCAATGACTGGAAAATCGTCTTCGTCTGTTTCTACATCTGCGGTGTAAAACTGTTCCATCTTTTCGCAAGTATCGACCCCGTCTGTGTAGAAGCCGATATAGCCAACACCCTGCTCGATGTAAGTGGCTTCGACCTTGAATCCCATATCCTCAAGGGCATAGTAAATCTGCATTGGCGGTGCCCATGCGGTATCAAAGAAGATGGTCACTTGGTTGTCTGCGAGTATGTAGGGTACATCTTCGTCACAAGTTTTAGCGTCCCACTTCGTGCCCCATTCGGCAGTACAGAATGAATACCAATCTGAGTACCCGTAGGTTTTGAGGTTCGCTGCCTGTGCGAGCTCAAGGGCGGCCTGTTCAGGGGTATCCTTGCCAAGCCATCCTGATGTGATCATCAGGGCTTCGGGAATGGGTTTGATCAGTTTAAAAATTTCTGCACTCTCTCCAGCCGTTTTTGCTCGCGTGAGCTCCTGCACGATCTCTGCGAGTTTCTTCTCGGACTCAGCAGTAGTAGCAACAAGTTTCAATGAGTTGGCACACCAATTTGGCATTTTGTTTCTCCAGTTAAGTTAAAGGACGAATGTGCGGAAAATCCCGCCCAAAACCCTGACTCGCAGGGCTTCAGGAGTTACTTTGCTTTACTTGCGTACGCTATTGCGTCTTGCCAGACCCCTCTAGCGTCTGCCAGTCCTGAGTAGTATTCCAGTCCATATTCTTCGCAGAATTGGTCATGACTTTCAGCGCGTAAGAATGCTTCAACTACATGAGGCGGTGCACCGCTAACATTGCTTTGGTATGCGTCCATAAAGGCAATTTCTTCTACAGTCAAATTGCGTTTGATGGGGTAAATATCGCGTTTGATCTCGCGTGCAAACTGGTCGTGAACAGTAACTATGAATTCGTTGTTCGCTACTGTCACTCGGACACAACCATATTCCTGCCCTTTGCCAATATCAATAACATGATTGTCTTGATCAAATGTGTTGCGGTGTTTAGATTCGATCATGCTAATTCCCTTTCTTCAATGCTCATTAATTCCCAATTGCCATAACTGATAGCGTGGTCTTGGTCTGCGTTCACTTCTGCCCATGCTTGGGCTTCTGCGTCCTCTTGGTTCTTTGCTTCAATCGTGTAGTTGGCGAATGCCGTATATTTAATTTCAACTGCGTAGGTTTTCATGGTTAATCGTCCGTATCTGTGTTGAGCTCAACGAATGGGTATTGCTCGTCATGAATGAATGCGTCATCCACCATTGCAATGCCCGACCTATTCCCTGCGTCCCAGATCAGAACATCCAAGTGTGGGGGCAGCTTTTGTAGGCTTTCGATCAGTTCAAATACTTTCATAATTTCTCCTTGGCAAGTTTGATAATTTGGATGTGTGAGGTTTTCTTTGGCGCGATCATTTCAAAGTAGCGATCACCGATTCGGGCGCACCATGTGAAGAGGTCATCTGTTTGGCACTCAATGACTCGGAAGGACTCGGTTGAACCTGCTTGCGTCCAATCGGCTGGCATAAGGACTTCGAGCAATTCCCAAAACCTTTGGCGCGTGATCTCCTTTGGGGGCTCACCCCTGTTAATCCGCATAGCCTCATAGCGGCCTAAATAGGCCTTGCACTCTGCGTCAGACTGTCTGACTCGTTCAAGATAGCCCGTATCAACTTCACCGATAGCATGATCACTCATGCCATCATTGCCAGTCCCAAGTTGGTTGTAGGCTTCATAGGCCTTGTCCCATGTGGGGTATGTGCCAATGATGCGTCCTGACTCCTTGTGGACGATTTCGTGTGGGGTCTTGTTCATGGCTTTTCTCCTGTGTTGATAAGGTGTTTAGTTGGGGTAGCGACTCCTCGGTCATAGACCATCATTCGTGCGCGTTCTTTCCATATTGGGTCGAGTTTCTGAATGGCTTGTGCAAGGGTCTTAGCGGTACTCGCACAATGCCAATGGCTTCCCTCGACTGCGTTATTGCATAGAACGAATAGACGAATCATTTGCTTATCCTTGCTTCTTTGCGGCCTTGCTCAAACCAATAGATGAATTGGTCGCGGTAAATCGGGTATTGCTGAAGTAGATTGCTGAAGGTCTGACGAATGGCAATAGACCTTTGGACTGGGGCTCGTTCATAACGATAGCCCAGTTCAATCAATTCGTGCTCGGTCTTGACAAACTGGGCTTCGGTCATGAGAGCACCATGACGCTGATAAAGACGACTGCAAGGCAGACGAATAAGGCAATGAGAAGGTCATAGCCTGCTTGAGCTCGGGCTTGCCTGCGTTCGTGCAGGAGCTCCTCGCGCAGGGTCATTGTGTGGCGGTAATATTTCATGCGTCCTCCAGTAAGGCCAGTTCAATCTTCTTCAAGGTTGAGGGGGAAATGTTCAGCCAGTTCGACTGACCGAGTTCTGAATACAGTTTGATCTTGATCTGTCCACATTTCTGCGGTGGCAGAGGGATGGCCTTGATCAACTGGGCTTCGATGTACTTCTGTTCAAGGTCTGTCATGTTGTTCCTTAAGATGCAAAAATTCGCACGAATTCACCATCAATGGGCAAATTAACTGCTTGTGATTCTTCTAAGGTAAATACTTCAAAGTTGTCCGAATCAGTCCAACCTTCGTCATTTGACCAATACATATCGCGGTCACTTTTACATTGAATAGCAAAGTTGTTCATGTGGTCACTCCTGTGTGATGTGGCAAACAGTATTGCCATTGGAATCGCGGGCGGTGTCGGGAAGGATCTGGTTAAGCCTGTAATACTGGGCTACTCTCTCCAGTAGGTCAGCGACTTCATGAGGGACGTCATAGAACGCTGAGTTATTGGTGTCAATGGTTATGGTGATCATGTTTACCCCTGTGTGATATCTTCGTTAATGATGTACTCAGAGGCCGACTTAGCGTCCTTGAGGGAATCGACTGCCCATCCTGTGTAGGACTCACACTCTTGCTCAAAGAACAGTTCATAGACTTGGGCTTCTGCGTCCCACTTAGCCCAGATCTCATAGCCCTTGCGTGAGCTGATTAAAGTTGCTGTCATTGCTTTCTCCTTGGTTAAATTAAACATGAATCGCTATTACATTATGTCATGTGCTGCATTGTCAAGTGTTTTATTCATGTTTTTTTAAATTATTTTTAGGTGCTGGACAAACATCGCGTGATGGAGCTCGCGGGTCAATACCATCCAAGGGTAGAAGGTCTGACTGGACTGGATGTTTTGTTCCACTCAGCTCGTTGTCGCGCGTCTCTCTTTTTGGTTTCCCAGTCCATGAGGGTGAAGAGGACAAAGAAGAAGGCAGAGACACCGAGGATTGAATAGAGGTAGTTCATAGGTCTTTCGTGTTGTTACAAAGGTATAGACGGATGGACTGGGAAAAGGTAAGGGTGTTTGCAAAGGCCAGTAAGGTCTGCTATGTTCGGGATTCTTATTTCATACCCATGAAAACACCATGCCACAAAAACTAACTCGCGCGCAGATCAAGGATGGACTTGATACCATTCCGATAGAGACTCTACTAAGTAGTGGAGAAGGTAAGAGGCCTAAGTTGACCAGTAAGCAAAAGGCATTTGCTCACGCCATCGCATTAGGAGAGAGTAAGGCTCAAGCATATAGAGTAAGCCATAAGGCCAAGCCAACTAAGGCAACCATCACCACAGAACCATACAAGCTTGCCCGTGACCCTCGCATTGCCCGTGAGGTCGAGGCCTACCAACTGGCATTAGAGGCGGAGAAACATCGAACCCCTGTTCAACTGAAGGCCTTACTGGTGCAACAGCTTGTCCAGCACTCCCTTGATGAGGACTTCCCCCCTGCACAACGCATGAAGGCACTACAGTTAATCGGTAACCTATTCGAGGTCGGTGCTTTCCTAGAACGCAAGGAGAGCGTGATCGTACACAAGAGCTCGGACATACGAACCAGACTGCTCCAAAGACTGGGCAAGGTGACTGATGTGACGGCCAAGCAGGACGATGGGCTCACATTGCTGCAAGAAATTCGGGGTGACGGCCTTGCGGATGGGTCTGTGGGCGCACCCACGGCGGGGGTGGACGCGCCTGAGGGCGGTGTGCACATGGGTGGACATATACATACTGTTCCTGACATCCAATCACTAGAAAAAAACAGTGGGGTACCCCTTGCTGAAAATCCTGATGTGGTTAAAGACTTTGATAAGGAATGACCCCCCTATGTGTTTCTATACAAAAAGTGGGTGGGGGTATATTTTTCTGACATTAACAGCTGTTAATGTGAAGCTTAACGAAAACTTACAATGAGATTAAACAAAGAGCCGATTAAACAGACGTATGAAGAGTGTATGGGGGCGTGTATGACTGAGAAGCAGAGGACTGTATTTCTTGTGATAGATGAGTATTGGAGGAACTTTGGGTATGGGCCTTCTATAGATGACATCATGTTTCATACTGGGGATAGGGGGCGGGGGAATGTTCATAGGGTTGTGAAGAAGCTCTGTGAGTTGGGGATATGCAGGCGGGCTAAGAATTCTGCTCGGAGTGTTAGGCCGTCTTATTTGAAACTGAGGAACTTGCCATGAAGTTTGTTAAGAAGCCTATAGTGATAGAAGCCACCCAGTGGTTTAAAGACGGTGATCACCCGATGGTATATCCGGCAACTAGTGGTAATGCAGACACTTGGTATGCCGATGCAGTTGGTGTGAAGTGCAAAGACCTTGGAATGATTGACACCCTTGAAGGTGCACATTACGTTATCCCGGGCGACTGGATTATCACTGGGGTGAAGGGGGAGCACTACCCATGTAAGGCTGAAATCTTTGAGATGACATACGAGCCTTATGAATAAAAAGCAACAACTGGAGAAGCAGGAAGAGATTGACTTGTTTGTCAGGAGGGTGATGTTTGCTTTGAATCTCCCGAGAGAAGAAGCGGAGGAAGCTGCTGAGACTTTCTTTAAGATGCCTTCTAACGAACAAGCCTCTTACCTTGACGACTTAGACGCATTAGAAGCCAGCCAACAGAGAGAAGAGGCTTTTGATGATTTCATTAAGTTTGCTCACTCGATGTGGCCGGGGTTCATTGACGGGCGGCATCACAAGGTAATGGCTCGGAAGTTTGAAGAGATCGCTACTGGGAAGATAAAGAGGTTGATCATCAATATGCCCCCACGGCATACGAAGAGTGAGTTTGCTTCGTATATGTTGCCGGCGTGGTTCTTGGGACGGGACCCTAGTAAGAAGATCATCCAGTGCTCGAACACTGCTGAACTGGCGGTAGGCTTTGGACGTAAGGTCAGGAACTTGGTGGCCAGTGAGCCGTTCTCTAAGATATTCCCCAATGTTAATCTGAGGTCAGACAGTAAAGCCGCCGGCCGTTGGTCTACGAATAAGAACGGGGAGTATTTTGCGATTGGTGTAGGTGGTACAGTGACTGGTAAGGGTGCTGATCTTTTAATCATTGACGACCCCCACTCTGAGCAGGAGGCCGCCCTTGCCTCCGGTGATCCTTCGGTCTTTGATAAAGTTTATGAGTGGTACACCTCTGGACCGCGCCAGCGTCTACAGCCTGGAGGAGCGATCATTGTCGTGATGACGCGCTGGGCTAAGAGGGATCTAACAGGAAGGATCCTTCAGTCCTCTATAGAGAAAGACGGGAATGACGATTGGGAGGTCATTGACTTCCCTGCGATATTACCGAGTGGTAAACCCCTATGGCCAGAGTTCTGGAGCCTAGAAGAACTCGAAGCCCTGAGATCTGAACTGCCTGCATCTAAGTGGAACGCCCAGTACCAACAAAGCCCAACGAGCGAACAGGGCGCGATTGTTAAGAGAGAGTGGTGGAAAGAGTGGAAAGAAGAGGATCCTCCGAAGTGTGAGTTTCTGATCCAGTCTTGGGATACGGCGTTCACGAAGAACGAGAGATCTGACTATTCAGCTTGTACGACTTGGGGTGTGTTTTATTTAAATGAAAACCAGAATGACGCGAACATTATTCTCTTGGATGCGTTTAAGAGAAGGATGGAGTTTCCTGAACTGAAGGAAAAGGCGTTCAACCACTATAAAGAGTGGGAGCCAGATGCGTTTATTGTTGAGGCAAAAGCGTCAGGAGCGCCGTTGATCTTTGAGTTGAGGGCGATGGGAATTCCTGTTCAAGAGTTTACGCCATCTAGGGGTAATGATAAGATGGTGAGGATCAATTCTGTATCTGATTTGTTTGCCAGTGGTAAGGTTTGGGCACCGGCTACGCGCTGGGCTGATGAGTTGATGGAAGAGATGGCTGCGTTTCCAAACTCTGACCATGATGACTTAGTTGACTCTGCCACGCAAGCTCTGATAAGGTTCAGAAAAGGCGGGTTTATACGCTTGCAGACTGACGAAGAGGACGAAGTTCGCTCGTTTAGACGCAAGGTTTCTTACTACTAAGGATAAATATGTCCATTGAAAAATCACTTTACGCCGCACCAGAGGGTATTGAGTCCCTAATGCCTGAAACAGAAGACGATCAAGGTATTGAGATCGAGATTGTTGACCCTGAAGAGGTGACAATTAACATGGATGGTGTGGAAATTCAGATTGGCGGCGAAGATGATGAGGATTTTGACGCTAACTTAGTTGAAATTCTTGATGATTCAGTGGTGACTGGGATAGTGACTGACCTAGTTGGTGACTATGACGATGATGTCAACTCAAGAAAAGACTGGATGCAGACGTATGTAGACGGTTTAGAGCTCTTGGGGATGAAGATTGAAGAGAGAGCCGACCCTTGGATTGGTGCTTGCGGGGTTTATCACCCGTTACTGTCAGAAGCTTTGGTGAAATTCCAAGCCGAGATCATGATGAGCACGTTCCCTGCTGCGGGACCGGTGAAGACCCAGATTATCGGTAAAGAAACCCCCGAAAAGAAAGACGCCGCCGTCCGTGTTCAAGACGATATGAACTATCAGTTGACCGATGTCATGACTGAGTTCAGGCCAGAGCACGAGAGGATGGTGTGGGGACTGGGATTGTCGGGTAATGCTTTTAAGAAAGTGTACTTTGACCCCAACTTTGACCGCCAGACGTCTATATTTGTGCCGGCCGAAGATCTGGTTGTTCCTTATGGTGCGTCTAATATCCAGACATCCCCCCGTGTTACGCACGTTATGCGTAAGACTGAGAATGAGCTGAGAAAACTACAGGTTGCTGGGTTCTACGCTGACATTGACTTGGGTGAACCCAATAATATGTTGGATGAAGTAGAGAAAAAGATTGCCGAGAAGATGGGATTCCGCGCTTTATCGGATGACCGCTATAAACTTCTTGAGATAAACGTAGATCTGGACATCCCAGGTTACGAACACACCGATAAAGACGGCGAACCCACGGGAATCGGCCTGCCTTATATTGTGACCATTGAACATGGAAGCATGAAGTGTTTGGCTATCCGCAGGAACTGGAAGCAAGGCGATAAGTTACACACAAAGCGCCAGCACTACGTTCACTATGGTTATGTGCCCGGCTTTGGATTCTATTGTTTTGGTCTGATTCACCTTGTCGGAGCATTTGCCAAGTCTGGTACGTCTATTCTGCGCCAGCTGGTGGACGCAGGGACACTGGCCAACTTGCCCGGTGGATTTAAGACTCGCGGTCTTCGAGTTAAAGGTGACGATACACCGATTGGTCCAGCTGAGTGGCGCGATGTTGACGTACCAAGCGGGACTATTGCCGATAACATCATGGCTCTACCCTATAAAGAGCCATCACAGGTATTGGCTGCTTTGTTAGATAAGATTGTTGACGAAGGCCGTAAGTTTGCGTCTGCCGCTGACATCCAAGTTGCTGATATGTCGGCCAACTCTCCAGTAGGAACGACACTGGCCATCCTTGAGAGATCCCTTAAGGTGATGACAGCTGTTCAGGCTCGTATTCACTATTCGTTCAAGCAAGAGCTGGCACTCCTAAGAGACATCATCCGCGACTTCACTCCTGATGAATACTCTTACGAGCCCGAACAAGGAAGCCGCAAAGCCAAGAAGTCTGATTACGACTTAGTTGATGTGATTCCTGTGAGCGATCCCAATGCGGCCACGATGGCTCAGAAGATTGTCCAGTATCAAGCGGTGATCCAGCTGGCCCAGCAAGCGCCACAGATTTACAACTTACCTCAGTTACACCGCCAGATGTTAGATGTGTTGGGAGTCAAACACGCTGATAAGTTGGTGCCGTTGCCTGATGATGAGATGCCAAAAGATCCGGTGAGCGAAAACATGGCGGCTTTGAATGGCGAGCCACTGAAGGCGTTTATTTCCCAAGACCAACAAGCTCACATCGCGGTTCACCAGACGTTCATGCAAGACCCTGTGATCATGCAGACAATTGGCCAGAACCCCAAGGCCAACCAGATCATGGCCTCACTACAGGCGCACATTGCCGAGCACTTAGGCTTCTACTACAGAACAATGATCGAGAAGCAAATGGGTGTGCCGCTCCCAGCTCCTGATAAGCAATTGCCTGATGATGTGGAAGTCCAGCTGTCTCAATTGATTGCACAGGCGAGTGCTCAGTTGTTACAGGCTAATCAAGCACAGGCCCAGCAGGCGCAAGCTCAGCAGATGGCACAAGATCCTTTGGTACAGATCCAACAGGCTGAGTTGCAGATCAAGACACAAGAGGCACAGCGTAAGGCTCAAAAGGATGCGACTGACGCCCAGCTTAAGCAGTCACAACAGCAGATTGAACGCGAGCGAATCATGACCCAGAAGGAGATTGATATGGCGCGGATTCAGGCGACTGTACAGAAAGATCAGATGGAACTGGCTCAAGATGCCCAATCAGAGAAGAACAAACTGATGGCTGACATGATGAGGAACAACAAATGATCGACAAGTATCTAAAACTTCTAGCTTCAAAGATAGATGACAAAGTATCCCAACTCCAAATGTCAATAGCTGATGGCAAGGCTGAAGACTATGCGGAGTACAAGAAGATGTGCGGAGAGGTGAAAGGTCTACTCACTGCACGTTTATACATCATAGACCTACAGGAAAGAGTAACGAACGATGATGATGACGAGTGAGATTTCTAATCTCGACATTACCAAGGCAGTGGATTTATCCAAGATCTTGAACACAAAGCCAGAGGA